TATTAGGTGAGTCTGCCAGGGCTATAAATATCTCGCACGACGCCGGGCTCGAGCCGATTAGCGTACGAGCCGCCCGCAATATGTCGCGGTCGACGTTTGGCAATTTAATCGAGGTCGTCGGCGGGCGGGTATCTTGCTCGCCTGGTAATTCAACCTGAAACGGCAACGCTAAATATTCGACGCGCTCGGAGTCCTCGTCTCTAAAGATCGGCTCGCCGTTGTTTACGACCCGTATCGGTTGCTCTAACAAGTCGTGCGTAATTTTCAAAAACGCGAGTAATACCTCATCTGTCGCCTGGGCGAATATGGCGGCGAGATATTCGTCGGATACTTCGCGCGGCATTATGTCGTACTCACTTGTACCGTACCGACCGCATAAGCGCCGCCGACGCCCGTAACCGAGACGTTTGCCCCGGTATCAACCGTTACGCTACCCAGGCCGTACGAGGCCGAGACGCCCGAGGCGAGTACCGCCGGGGCCCCTACCCCGATCGTTACGCTACCCAGGCCGTACGAGGCCGAGACGCCCTCGAGGTAAACCCGATTATACCCCGTCGGAACAAGCCGTAATTCGAGCGAGAGCTTGTAAAGTATCCCGTCGACGGGGTTGCGGTCCATTGCTTGCAACATCGGCGGTTTTACAACCTGGAACCGGGCCGGGTCGCCCAGGGGCGTAGTAAGACCGTCGAGCTCTATCGAGCCTTGCGCGAGGTTTGATTCCCAAAAATTCCTAAATGTCTCGGCCTGGGCGGCGGTGAGCATAAACGAATACGTCGTATCGCCGCCTTTAACCGTAGACCTGCGGCGTACAATGTCGGGCCCTACGTCATTCGTTGTGCGTATCGTATTGTCGGTAATCGGCTCTTTTGCCCCAAATTGCGGGTAAGCCGGTAAGGTCGAGGGCCAGGTCGCCGCCATAGTTTTTTACCTTCCTGCTGCCGTTAGGTCGAACCGGCGCGAGATCGCATTAAAGAGATCGCCGCGACCGCTAACGTCGTCGGCGGCCGCCTTGATAAACAGCCGGTATAATTGCCGCCCATCATCCGACGGGCCCCGTTGTACCTCGACCGGCGGCGAGTCCGCGCCTCGTTGGTCGATAACCTGAATAATCGCGCCGCCGCCCATACCGCCGCCCGCGTTCTTTAGCGGTACCACCTTCGTTGCTGCGCCGGTCATAATGACTTCGCCGGTACCGTGTTCGCCGACTTTGAACGCGCCGCCGACCGACGAGCTCGTACCAGACGCGGCGGGCATAATGTTACCAAAGATATTGTCGAGGCCCTTGCCAAACGAGTTAATCATACCGCCGAAAAGGCCCCCGCCGCCTTCCATGCCAAAGAGAACCACGGAAAGCATTTTTTTGCCAACGGCCGTTAGAATGTCCATAAACGACCCGGCCGAGAATATTGCATTTTGAAAAGCGTTTTCGAGCGTTTGCCCAAATACCGACGCCTTTCTCTCTGTATCCTCGTACTTTTTTTCGAGCCGCTCGAGTATGGTTAGATAGTTGCCGCCAAAGTCGACGCCCTGCCTCTTTAGCTCATTAATGCGCTCAACCTCGTCGGCGTATTTCTCGGCCGGGGTACGCAAGGACTCCCATATAGAGACGCCCTCGGCAACAAGCTCGCTCGGCATCTTAACCGATGCGGCTATTCTCTTTGCCCATTCTTTTGCTCGCTTGGCGGCCTCAATATCGGCGCTCTCCGATATGCCTAGTAATCTTCTAGCATATGCCTCGGCGGCCTCGACTTGCGCGTCGTAACGTTTTTTTGCCTCGGCCCGAGCGGCCTCGGTCGCGTCAGCCTCGGACTTTGCTATTTTGTCTTGGTAATGTTTTTGCAAGCGCAAAAGCAACCCGACCCATTTCTCGGTTTCAAAGTATACCTCGGCGAATCCGTCATGCGGCATTATGTCGTTGTTTGCATCGAGCTCGCGATTCAAGTTAGCAAAGGCCCTCTGCGCCTTCGCGAGCTCGCGATTAACAATCTCGAGTTTATCGGCGTCGGTTTCATCGAGCGTGCCCGTCCATCTTCCGAATTGTTTAACCCATTTTTCGAGGGTCGGGGCCCCTTTTATCAGTATTTGGACGATCGACGAGATCGCGGGCATAAGCGCAGTACCAGCCGAAACCGATAGCTCGAGCATACGACTCGAGAGCGTACGCATTTGGTTTGCGTATGAGTCTTGCGTCGCCGCCGCGTCGCCCTGGGCGTTACGGGTTGCGCGAATGATAATATTAAAACGCGCGAGTTTCTTTTGCGCCTCGGTATACGAGTCGCCGACCTTTTTAATCCCCAGGCGATTAAGCTCTATCGCCAAAGCCGACTCTTTAATATCTGCGCCGAATTGTATAACCGTCTCGCTCGAGCCGTTCATTGCCGCGCGTAATTTTTCGAGAGCGTCGCTATCGGTCATATTGTGAAAGCTCGAGAGATCGAGGGCGAGCTCGGTCAGTGCCATTGACATAATATTTGAAAGGCCCGTTACCTCTGTAAAAGCCGGGCCGAGTGTTGCCTCGAGATCGGCGGCAATGGTCTTAATCTCATATCGCGACCGGCCGATCGACTCCGCAAAACCTCGCGCCCAAACGTCGACCTCTTTAGCCGTTTTACCAAAAACCGCGTTAAATTTTGACTCCATTTCCTCGACCTCGCTCGCGGCGTCGAGGAATCCTTTACCGAGATACGTAAGCGCCCCGATCGACATAATGCCGCGTAAACTAACGAGAGACTTGCCGAAATTTTTAACGCGCTTTCCGGCGGCGACGAATCCTTTATCGAGCTTTCCGAGTACGCGATTCATCTTTGCTGTACTAGACTTAACGGCGGCCGAGGCGTCGGCCATATCAGAAGAAAACGCGGCCGAGTTGGTCGAGAGGTCGATAAAGAGTTGCCCTATATTAGTCGCCATTCTCTGCCGCCTTTTTTGCGTTTACCGTCTTGAATGCTTCGCTAATCTTACTCGAAACCTGCCGCTTATGCGATACCTCTCTCGCTTGCCCTATTTCGGCGGCGTTTTCTATCCAGGGTATAACGTCCTCGGGATAAACCGGCCGGGCGTTTTTTCCCCTGGGCAACGTGTTTGCAAAGCCCGAGGCGATCACGCCAGCGCGATAATCCGCGCCGGGCTCGCCGATCGGGTAATGTTGAAACATGAATTCCCACTCTCGAACCTCTCGAGCCGAGATACGAGTCTCGAGCTCGCCGACGGTATAGCCAAGAGTCGCTGCAATGCGGAATAGAAGCCGCCGCCGCTTTGCCCTGGGCGACGGCCCGCTTAGTTTTTTGAAATATCCAGGTCGGTAAGTGGGTCGTCAGATATACCCGACATTGCCGATATAGGCTCAAAAAAGAGATCGATAAACGAGCCCGGCATTTCGGCGAGGGCGTCTATGTCCTCGTCGTCGAATAAATGATTCCCATCGGAGTCGATCGTACCCAAACGAACAAGCAACGACCGCACATTACGCGCGGGTACCCCGGCGCGGGCGAATAGTGTTACTTCCGTTTGGAACCGATCGAGCTCGGCGGCCGTTAGCTCGCGTACGAGGTAAGTCGTGTCGTCGACGACGACGGGCCGCGATTTTAATTTACCCTTGGCAAAAAATGAGCTCTTTTGATCGAGCTCGGCGTCGTTGATTGAGTCGGCCGCGTCGGCGGCCTGTGCGGTATTGTCAGACATTGTTACCCCTTTAGTTTGTTCTAATCTTATACGGTACCGGCAATTACGATCGTATAGTCGACGGCCGTACCGCCTGCACTATTGGCAATACGCAAAATATCGGCGGTACCGGCCGTTACGGCCCAACCGTCTTTAGGCGCAGTGATAGCAAACGAGCCGCCGGGCGGTATTACGATCTTATCGCTCGTATCGGCGAATAGGTTAGCGAGGGCGTTTGAGGCCGCGCCGCCGATTACTACGTCGTTTGTATTGGTCGAGTCGGCCTTAACCATAATTACTTTAACCTTTGTAAAGGTCAGGGTATCGCCGAATGCGTCGGACTCGACGCCCGCAAGATCGAGGTCGTCGTTTGCCGACGCTGAAATATTACGGTCGTCGGTCCAAATTGCATTAACCTGATCGTCGCCCGAGCCGCTCGTAAAGGTCGTAATCGCCTTTACCAGCGCCCGCGACTGTGAATCGGTGAGCCCGGTCGTTTTAAGATACGTAAAGTCGGCAATAAGCGAGAGCTTGCCGGTTAGCGTTGCCATTGTGCGGCCCCCCTATTATGTCCAGGTTGCGGCGTTCGTTACCTCGATCGTAATGCCGACGGTGCTCGGGTCGTCGACGCCGCCAACGGCCGGGCCAAATTGCAACACCAGGCCCTTAAACGTGATCTCGGTCGTCGAACCATCGGCGAGCGTGATCTTGTAGTCGAGCTCGGTACCAGCCGTGCGGCTTGCGCGTACAACCTCTTGCCCGGTCGTATCGCCGGGGTAAAGGTTACAAGTGAGCGTTACCTGCCCCTCGTCGAGAATGCCCGCTTTCTTTTCCCGGTACGTCGAGCCCAGGTGTGTAAA